AATAGATATCGTCAATGTTGCAAGGAAGTAGAACTTATAAAAAAGGAACTAGAAAGCTATGAATCAAATTGATGAATAGTGCCTTAAAAATGCCATATTGTATCTATACATTAAAAATAAAACGAAAGGAAAAATATGAGTAATGAAAGCTTACAACAACAGTTTGAGGAGGACTCTCCTCAACAGGTAAATAAACTGGAAGGTATAAGAAGTTTATCTAACTATGTTGTTCAGTTACAGTCTTTAGAAGATGAAGTCAAAACTATGGAAGAAAATCTAAAGAAAAAGAAAGAAGCAGCCGATAAAATATCTCAACAAGTAATACCAGAAATCATGGAAGAAATGAAAATGAAGACCATGAAACTACAAGACGGTTCTGGTATAGAGATAAAAAAAATTTATGGCGCTACCATTCCTATAGATAAAAAGGAAGGCGCATACCAATGGCTTCGAGAAAACGACCTGGGTGATCTTATTAAAAATGAGGTTACTGTTTCCTTTGGTCGTGGCGAAGATAACAAGGCGAGCAATTATGCAAACCTTGCGAGAGAAAATGGGTTTGAACCAGCTCAAAAGCTGAAAGTTGAACCCATGACTCTCAAAGCAGAGTACAGATCGCGAGTTGAAAAAGGTTTAGACTTGCCTTCTGAACACTTTAACCTGTTTAAGGGAAACAAAACAAAAATAACAAGGAGCAAATAACATGACACAAGAAGCAAGCGACCTAGCGGTCAAAAAAGAAGGCGCGTTAGCCACTCTAGATTTTGAAGCAGACTCAGGAATGGGTTTAGAAAATATAGAGAAGGGCGATTTAGCCTTACCTTTCCTAAAACTACTGCAAAGTGGTTCTTATGAAACTAAAAAGAAACATGCGAAATATGTTGATGGCGCAGAAGTAGGAATGTTCTACAATACAGTTACTAAAAAATTGTATAGTGGAGAAAAAGGTATTCATGTAATACCATGTTTCTACAAGATGACATATCCAGAATGGGCACCATTCGATAAAAGCGAAGGTAGACCTATTCATCCAAACAGGGGGCCAGAAGTTATGGCTCAGACTTCGAAGAGTGGAATGAAAGACGTATTGCCAAATGGTAATGAAATTGTCAAGACGGCAAATCATTTTGTGATTCTTCTTGGAGACAGACCAGAGAAGGCTCTTATGCCTTTGAAAACTACTCAGTTAAAAACTAGTAGGGGTTGGAATTCATTAATGGATAATGAATTCATTATATCCAAGAAAACAGGCAAGTCTATACCAGCACCTACGTTTTCTAGAATTTATCAAATAAATTCTGTTGAGAACTTAGGTAATTTTACCTGGCATGGAATGACGGTCTCTTTAGTTAAACCAGTAGATAATGCAGAAATCTATAGCCTAGCTAGAGATTTTAACAAATCATTACATAAAAGTAATATTGCAGCAACATCTGTTGAGAGCAACAAAGAAGAATCTAATTACTAGTTTTTTCTTTAGAAAAATAGGGCGGGGAAAGCGAGAGTGGAACCCGCCTGAAACCAGGGATCGTTATGGTAGAAAAATTTATAGAATTATTTAAAGGATATGAAGGTGATTTTGGAATTGCTGACATGTCTAAGACAGAGTTAGACTCAGAACGAAATAAGCTAAAACCGAATTACGAATGGGCAGGAAGACCCATCAATGCTTCCGATTACCAGAATCACGTAGAAGGTAAAATTTCAATAGGTGTACAGCCATGTCGTTTAAATAAAACAGCACAGTTTGGCTGTATAGACATAGACCCAAAAAATTATAAAAATTTTAAAATAGATTATTACTTATCTTTATTTCAACAATACAAATTACCTCTAGTTCCACTTTTATCCAAAAGTGGTGGTCTTCATTGCTATCTCTTTATGAATGAACCGATACCAACGGCAGATTTAATAGATGGTTTAAAATCTTTTCTCTTGCCATTAGGGTTAAAACCTACGACAGAGGTTTTTCCTAAACAGAAAGAATTGAAAAAAGATGACAAAGGAGAAATCAAACCAGGAAACTTTATTAATTTACCTTACTATAATAATGGTCAATCAAATCGTTATGCAGTAGATAAGAATAATTCTAAACTATCTTTAGAGGAGTTTATTAAATACGCCAACGAATCAAAAATAGATAGAAAAACTTTAGACAAATTAGTAGAAGAAACCCACAGAAATATTTTACTAGGAACAAATCCAGAATTTGAAGATGGTCCACCATGTTTAGCTTTATGCTCAAAGAAAAAATTAGATGATGGCAGAGATCGATTTATGTACAACTACATGGTCTTTGCTAAAAAGAAATACAAAGATAAATGGCAAGATGCTGTATCAAAAGCAAACTATAATTATTTAACAGATCCTTGGGACAAATCAAAATTAGATCGAAAATTAAAAGCGTGGGATAAAGAAACAGCAAATCATACTTGTTATGAAGAACCTATTGTTGATAGATGCATGCGTAGTTTATGCTATTCAAGACCTTTCGGAGTTAAATCAGATACCACAACTTCTTTTCCTGAAATAACAGATTTTCAAATCATTATGTTTGCAGAACCAGAATATAGATTCAATGTAACACTTCCCGATGGAAGTAATGCCGAAGTAGTTGCAGCTAATAGAAAAATGATGACGCATCAAAAAGATTTATTAGATTTAATTTGGGAACAAACAGGTGTTTATCATGAACCTTTAAAACCAAAAGACTTTAGAGCAACATTAACGTTGTTCGGAAAAAATTGTCAAAAAATCACACCGCCTAAAGGCACGCAAATAAATGATAGATTGGAAGAAGAATTATTTCAATACTGTATTAACGGGCCACAAGCAAAACAAAGAAGACAAATTGCAACAGGCGCATGTTTAACTGAAGAAGGATTCCATTACTTTAAATGGAATTCATTCCTTGATCATCTAGGAAATAGTTGGAAAATTCCTGAAGACAAAATTGCTCAAAAACTAAAGGACAGATGTAAAGTAGAGTTTAATGTTTCTTTAAATGTAGAAGGTAAAACTATAAAAGTATGTAAAGTTAAACAACTAGAGATTAAACAAATTGAATACAAAGTTACAGAAAGAACTAAGGACAATTATTAATGAGATATAAAGTTATAGGTCCTCCAGGAACAGGAAAAACAAGAAGACTTTTAAAGGAAGTACATAGATGTGTTAAAAAAGGAGTACCCTTAGACCGTATAGGATATTTTGCTTTTACTAGAAAAGCAGCAAGAGAAGCTAGAGACAGATATTTAAAAGTAGAAACACAACTAACTAAAAAAGACATTCAACATTTTCAAACACTACATTCATTAGCTTTTAATAATTTAGGATTAAAAGAAGAAAACGTAATGCAAGAATTAAACTATAAAGCTATAGGGGAAAGTTGCGGAATACAGATTAAATATGCTTCTTATGAAAAGAATAGTTGGAATGGAATATTTACATCAGATAGTGAGTATTTAAACATAATAAATTTAGCTCGTGTAAAACAAATAGACCCACTAGAACAATTTGATAAAAATGAACATTTAACCCATGTCGAAAGAAACAAATTGGACGCTATTAATAAAGAAATTAATAATTATAAAAGTTCATACAAGTTAATAGATTTTACCGACATGCTGGACAGGTTTTTAAAGAAAGGCAGCATTGAAAATAAATTTGATGTAGTATTTGTAGATGAAGCCCAGGATTTATCATTAATTCAATGGGCTGTTATCAATAAAATAGAAAAAGAAAATAAGGCCGATATTTGGATTGCAGGAGATGATGACCAAGCTATTTTTGGCTGGGCTGGTGCAGATGTAGACTCCTTTATTAACTGGAAAGCAGAAGAAATTCCTCTGGAACAATCCGAAAGGGTTCCAAGTCAAATACAACAGGTGGCTCTTTCTATTATCGAGAGGGTAGAAGAAAACAGATTACCTAAAAATTATTATCCAAAAGAAGAAAAGGGAGAAGTTTTAAAACGATTCAGATTAACAGACATAGATATGACAAAAGGAGATTGGTTAATCTTAGCCAGAACTAATCATTTACTCAAACCTATTCCTGCACTTTTAAAACGACATGGTTTATTTTTTGAAACTGCGGAAGGAAATAGTATCAATAAATCTTTTTACGAAGATATTAAAACGTGGAAGGAATTTATACAGGGATTAAATCCTCCAGATATAAAAAGACAAAGACTTGAAGAACTAACAGGAGAAAAAAATTTAAACATTAATCTTAATTGGCAACAAGCTTTTAAAAATATACCTCTTACAAAAAGAGAGTATATGCGAGCAATGTTGGACAATGACGAAAACATGTCAGAAAAACCTAGAATAAAAGTTTCAACAATTCACGGGGCTAAAGGTGGAGAAGCAACTAATGTTGTATTATTTTTAAATCAAACAATTAACACACTGAAAGGAGCAAAAAAGTCTAAATCTAAACAAGATGAAGAATATCGTGTTTGGTATGTAGGCATAACAAGATCTATGAAAAATTTATATTTAATAAAAAGTAATAATAAAAAGAAGGAGTTTAAAATATGAAAAAATTATACCGAGAATTAAAAAAGAAAGGGGTAATAAGTGATAAAGTAACTTTAGGAGAATTACATGCTTACGATAAACAAATTGGCGGATCACATTATCAGAAATTTAAAATACAGCCAAGTAAATTCATAAATGAAAATGAGTTGCTATATCCAGAAGGATGCGTTATAAAATATTTATTGAGACAACGATTGAAAGGAAAAAAACAAGATTTAGAAAAAGCAATTCACTATATAGAAATGATTATTGAAAGAGATTATGGCGACGAAACATTAAAAAGTCAAACCTTTGAATCTAATACCGAGGATATTATAAAAAAATGAAAGAACCTTCTAGCCTTCCACATTACAGGATGTTAATGACTCTTCTTTGTTTATACTGTTATTTAATATGATTTTTAAAGCACAGACAGAATGGGCAAAGCCCGAAGAATTTCCAGACTTAAGACAAGCAGATACAATTGCAATAGATTTAGAAACACAGGATCCAGATTTAAAATCTTTAGGATCGGGTGCTATAGTTGGAAGAGGTAAAGTTATAGGAATTGCTGTTGCCGTTGATGGTTATTCAGGATACTTTCCCTTCGATCATGAAGGTGGTGGTAATCTTGAAAAAAGTAAAGTAATTCAATGGTTTACAGACATTTGTAAGTCTCCTTCAGATAAAATTTTTCACAATGCAATGTATGATGTGTGCTGGATTCGTGCCATGGGAATAAAATTAAATGGAAATATTTATGACACCATGATTGCAGCGTCCCTCGTAAATGAAAATAGATTTAAATTTGATCTTGGATCTTTAGGTTGGGATTATTGTGGTCAAGGAAAAAATGAAACAGAATTAATTAATGCAGCAAAAGAATGGGGAGTAGATCCTAAAGCGGATATGTGGAAGTTACCTGCAATGTATGTTGGCAACTATGCTGAACGTGATGCACAACTAACATTAAATTTATGGAGGGCCATGCAGAAAGAATTAAGCGACCAGGATCTAGGGGCTATTTTTGAATTAGAGACAGACTTATTTCCTTGCCTCGTCGATATGCGTTTTTTAGGAGTAAAAATAAACGTTGAAGGAGCTCATAAATTAAAAGAAAAATTAGCTGGAGAAGAGAAAGAATTGTTACAAAAAATAAAAAAAGAAACACAAGTAGATGTTCAAATATGGGCGGCACGTTCAATTGAGAAAGTTTTTCAAAAACTTTCCCTATCATATGAGCGCACCGAAAAAACAAATTCTCCATCATTTACAAAAAATTTCCTTTCTTCTCATAAACATCCTCTAGTTAAATGTATAGCAAAAGCCAGAGAAATAAACAAGGCTCATACTACATTTATAGATACAATTATTAGATATGAACATAAAGGTAGAATCCATGCAGATATAAATCAAATTAGATCGGATAATGGAGGAACTGTAACTGGAAGGTTTTCTTATTCTAATCCGAACCTACAACAAATTCCCGCTCGCAACAAGGATTTAGGTCCACTGATTCGATCCCTGTTTTTACCAGAATCAGGTTGCAAGTGGGGATGCTTTGACTACTCACAACAAGAACCACGACTTGTAGTTCACTATGCATCCCTTGATCAAGATACAAGTGCCTTTAGTGTTAAGGACTCTTATTTAAATTCTAATGCAGACTTTCATACAATCGTAGCAAAAATGGCCGATATTCCAAGAGAACAAGCTAAGGTAATTAATCTTGGTTTATTTTATGGAATGGGCAAAGCAAAACTTCAAGCAGAACTTGGAGTCTCAAAAGAAAAAGCTGAAGAACTTTTTTCAATTTATCACAGCAGAGTTCCATTTGTTAAAAATTTAATGAAGTCAGTGTCAAACCGTGCTCAACAAAGAGGACAAATTCGTACATTACTTGGTAGACTTTGTAGATTCCATCTGTGGGAACCAAATCAATTTGGTATGCATAGAGCATTACCTTTTGAACAGGCTGTACAAGAGCATGGTTAGGGCATTAGAAGGGCTTACACCTACAAAGCACTTAACAAACTTATTCAAGGCTCGGCTGCAGATATGACTAAAAAATCAATGTTAGATCTATATAAAGAAGGTGTTGTTGCTCATATACAGATACATGATGAACTCGATTTATCAATTGAATCAGATGAAAAGGTTAAAAAAATTGTTGAGATAATGGAAAATGCTGTTAAGCTAGAAGTTCCCAATAAAGTAGATTATGAATCTGGAGAGAATTGGGGAGATATATACGATTAACCAGGAGGAAAATATGGAAACAATAAAGCAAAACGCTAAAAGAATATGGACATTAGCTGTCACTAATAAAAAAGTTACTATTGGTGTAGTTATAGCTCTAATCATATTA